GGACACTGCCGGATGGGGATCTGGATACGTGTGGCGTGCTGGATGCCGGTGTCACCACGCGCGGTCTTGATGCGGGCTCGCCATTCCTTGTTGATCACGAAGCGGGCCTGACCTCGGTACAGCATGATCAGACCGCCGCCGGTCATCTGGCCCGTGGCGGGGTCCCAGTCGTACTCGTGGACGTCGCCGGTACGCCGGAACACCTCGCAGACCACCGGCATGTGACCGACCGGCACGGACCGGTTGTGCCAGGACCAGCGTGAATCGAGGGCCCGCCGGTTGTTCAGGGGCATCAGTACCACCGTCCGAATCCCGAGCCGTGGTTTCCGCCAGTGGTTCCGCAGCCTCCGCCGCAGGATCCTGCGCAGATTCCGCCGCCGCAGAAGGTTCCGAATCCGCGCCAGCCTTCTCCGAAGAAATCGGGGGGCTGCGGCTGGAAGTCCACGATCACGAAAGCGCCGCCGTCGTTCTCCTCGGCGACGTCCGCCTCCCTGGAGAGACGGGCAGCGGCGAGGAGCAGGGCGTTGGCGACCTTGGCGCCGTCCGTCTGGAGGTCTTCGGTCTTGATGACCTTGGAGATGAGCGCCTCGGAAACGGCGATGGCGGTGAGGGCGTTGGAAGCCGCGCGCTTGATGCGCACGATGGCCAGCTCGTCTTCCGCGTGCAGGCTCAGGAAGGCGCCGAGGTGCTGGTCGGAGAAGATGTACTCAAGGGTGCCGCTGTCGGTGAAGTCGACCTGATCCACGTCCGGGATCAGAGCGCGCAGCTTGCCCAAGTCGGTGGTGTAGTCCGGGGGATACAGGTCCATATCGCCAGTTTACGGATGCATATGTGACTTGTGTCACACCCACGGAAGTTGCGGGTGTTGCTCAGTGAGGACTTTGTTCTTCCAACTTCCCGTTAGTTGGAGTGATCTTGTTCGCCAAGCGGTACGTTTTCTTCAAGGGAGAACGTTCGATGCGGGGGGATCCGCACTGGCACACCCACCGAAAAGGAGAAGCAGCGGGCATGACTTTTCGTCCGCTCACCGAGAATGGAACACGCACACGAGCTGAATAAGGTCACCCGTTCCGAGGCACGGAAAGCCTTGGGTATGTCCATCACGCTCAGGCCGCCGGGCTCCGTGTGGGGAGAGCCGGAATATCACCTGATCAGAGACGCGGAATCACAGTCTCTCGCTGCCGCCGCGTCCTGGAAGCACCGCACCGAAGACTACGTCGTGCGCTGCGCCATCACTGTACGAACCCCCCGGTTGGGCAACGGATTCGAACGCTGTCTCGCTTCCAGCGGAGTCTGCGCCCTGGCGTGGATGTATTCGGCGTGGACCCGCGACCCGGAGATCAAGGCGTCGACCTTCCTGGCACGGCTTGGGTCCGGAGGCATGTGGACCTGCCGGACGGATGCTCCCGACCAGTGCCGCCGCAACGAGGTACTCACCTACACCAGTCGTCAGGGCATGCGCTTGCAGGCGTACTCCTTGGGGCAGGACCGGCATGTCGTCGTATCTCTACCGACTGGTAGTCCGTTCATGGGCTGGCAGGAATCCCGGATCTGAACGCCAAAAACCCCGCCTCGGAAGACGGGGTTTTCAGCGAAGGAGAAATCAAGAACACCCAAGGGGCTGGCACGCTCCCCGGTACCGATCGAGCTGGCACTCACAATGTAATGCAAATTTCCGGGCAGCACCAGCCAACGAAAACGGACCCCAGGAGTGCAGGTACTGGGGTCCGTTCGTCTGCGACCGGGACAGGAGGGGAACTTCTGACCCGGTTGCAGTCACCCCGGCTCCTCCTCGTGGGGGCGGAGAAGCCGGAGTGAGGCGTTGATCTACTTACCGCCGGTGGTCTTCTTGGCGGTGTCCGGAGCGATGGCCTGCGGGGCCGAGTCGCTGAGGGTGATGGACTGCTGCGGGGTGAAGCTGCCCATGAGGGACGGACCGCCGAAGGTGGGGACGGTGCCGTTGCCCTTCGAGACGGACACGGCCGACGGGTCGATACCGGCCGCACCGATGATGGAGCGGACGCGGTACTGGATGTCGTCGTGGCTGAACGAGCCCTGGTAGGGGCTGATGTTGCCGCCGCCGATGGACTGGCCGGTGTCACCCATGGCACGGACCTCGGGGGTCTCGTGGCCACGGAGGAACGCCGTGACGATGGCCGGGCCGCGCTCGGTCGTACCACCGGCAGGCACCAGGTACCAAGTGGTACCCGACGTCGCCGAACGGTCGATCTGCGGCAGCCACTGGGACTCGACCACCGTGAAGCGACCGGCGATCGGCGAGCTGACGTTCATCCGCAGCTCGTTACCGGCGCTGTCGACGGTGACGCGCATGTACGTGGTCGCCTGAGCGATCTCGTGCGCGGTGAGCGCCAGGCTCGGCGGCACCAGCAGCACCCAGTTCTGGACGCGGACCATGCGGCCGTTGACCTGGCGCATGGACATCTGCTGGATGGCCTTCTCCAGCGTGTCCAGCGACAGCGGCGGGTTGATGCTCGCCGGGTCGGAGGCGTCGCCGAAGATGTAGTTACCGGCGGGAACCATCGAACCGAAGTCGAAGGCTCCGGCGTCACCGGGGGCCTTGAAGAAGTCCGGGTTCGGGCCGGTCGACGTCGCGAGGACGCCGGTGGTGAGGACGTCCTCGGTGTCGCGCGCCCACTTCGCCATCTGGGTGGGGAGCTGCTGAAGGACGTTCATCTCGTCGTTGAGGAACGCCTCCCACGAGAACGGGAAGCGCGCGCCGTACTTATTGACAAAGTAGTCCGAACCCTCAGTGGTGAGGTTGAACGTCGGGTACTCGGTCAATTCGGGAATACGGGGCAGAGCACGCACGTGGCGCTCGGCACCGCCCGAGGAGTCCGGGAGCTGGTCCAGACCGGTGTCCCAGCGCACGAGGCGGGCGGGGCGGAAGTCGGGGACCGTGGTACGCGAGGAGAACGCGGGCCACTGCTGGGGGAGGTCTGCCCACTGGCCGAGCATCGCTGCCTGGCTGATGGACTGGAACAGCAGCGGGAAGTCGCCGCTGGAGACGGCTTCGCGGAGCTTGCCCATGGCGAGGTACTTGCCCTCACCGGCCTCGCGCATGAGGGAGACGAACTCGCTGGCCTTGCGCAGACCCGAGAGCGAGGAGAACGCGGAGCGCTTGATCGCCGCACGGCGGTTCTGGTGCGCTTCGGCGATCCGGTGCAGCTCGTAGTTGTCAGTGCGGTCGACGCCGTCGAGAACGGCCCGCAGGCGCGGGATGGTGTTGTTGTTTTCCACCGTGAGTCACCGTCCTTTCAGGAGCCGGTCGGGCCGGAGGGGTCTCCGGTCTGGATGATGTTGACGATCGGGCGGCGGACGGTGTCCTTGGTCCAGCCGACGAGGCAGCCGAAGACCTTGGCGCCACCGACCTGGATCTTCGCCGGGGTGGAGGCGTCACCGGCGGTGATGCCGATCATGGTGCCGATCGGGGTGGACTGCGGAACCGCCGTGGACTGCTGCGCGGCCGAGAAGGCCCACGCGCCGCACAGGGCGACGGACGCCCAGCCCGGCTCCAGGTGGTTCGCCGTGTTGGTGGTCTGGGTGACGGTCGTCGAGCCCACGGTGTAGGAGGAGGCGACTCCACCGACTTCCTGGGCGACGCCGACCAGGCCGCCGATGTAGACCGGGTCACCGTTGCGGGTGGGGTCCGCGTTGACGTTGGGGTTGGTCCCCTTGAACGGCAGCGGAAGGCTGATCCACTGACCGAACTTGTAGATCTCGTTGGTGGCCACGGGTTACCACGCCTTCCCGGAGAGAACGTCCTCGATGTTCGAGAAGTCCTCGTTGCCGCCGCCCGCGTTCAGGTCCATGGCCATGGAGGACTCCATGAGGCCGAGGCCGCTGCCGACGTTCTCGGAGCGGTTCATGTCGCTGCGCTCGTTCTCGCGGAGCACCTTCTTCAGGTACTCGCGCTCCGAGGTGATCGCGGCGTGCAGATCCTGGCCGGAGCGGTACGACTCGGCGAGACGCACCAGCGACGGCATGGGGAGCTGTGCCTTGATCAGCTCGCCGACGACGTCACCGATCTTCTTGGACTCGCCCAGCTTGGTGTCCACGGCGGCCTGGCGGGTGTCGATCGACTCGACCTTCTCCCGGATCGCCGTGTTCTCCTCCATGAGCTGCTTGATCAGCTTCTGCGACTCCTTGAGCGTCTGGTTCAGACGGCCGATGTCGACAGAGGTCTGGTCGAGGCGGTCGGCGAGGGACTCGCGCATGGCGACGACCTCGCTGCGAAGCGCGCCCGTGTTCTGGGTGGTCGCCGAAATGTTGCTCTCCTCCACAACCGTGGTGTTAGCGGACGCTCCAGGAGCGCCCTGGTTGGCCGGAGGGGATTCCGGCTGGGTCGACTCAGTCATGGTGACGAGCCTTCCTCCCGCTCCAGCGCGGGTGACGACATCTACGGACAAACCCTGGGCGATGGAGCGGACGACGTTGCGTCCGTCTTCGCGTACGACTTCACCGGCTGCCCGGATGGACAGTCCGATGACGGGGGCCAGGGCCTTGATACGTTCGCGGATCTCCGGAATGAACTGGATACGGGCGAAGAGCCCGCGCCCGTCCATGGACTCTTCGAAGCTGGCGGCATCCACCAGGTATCCGGCGAGATCCTTCACACTCCGCTCAGGACGTTCTTCGTCTTCGTCCGAAGTGGGGTGGTCGAGGTAGACGTGGGTTCCGGCAGGGAAGGCCAGAGGCCCGTCCCGTCGCAGTACGTCCGCCGGGTAGTAGCCGGAACTTCCCTGAACGTCGGCTTCGATGATCCGCGTCCGCCAGATGCCCTTGGGCTCCGACTGGGCAGCGTCGAGCAGCCCTGCGGATTCTTCCAGAACAGTAGTGGACACTTTGCACCTTAGGGACGTACCGAGATCAACACCTACCATAACGCGAATTGGGCTACGTCATGACATGGACGTGTTGTCGAAGATGTCCTAATTATTGAAGCACCTTCGGGCTCACGTGTTGTCGGTATGCGCTTGTGTCCCTTCGTCCCGCAGTTCGTGGTCTCCCCGCGAGACGGGATCGGGCAGGCGAGGGGCGTCCGGAGTCCCTGTATTCGCGCCTCGTCCCGGAGAAGAAGGCGCCGCTCCCGGAGCCACCGGCTTGGGCCGAAGTGCCCAGGGAAGCTGGAGCAGAGTGGGCGTGTCGGACGGGAAGTCGTCCCATTTCCCGTGCCAGGCGTCGAGCACCATCGCCCTGACCTCCGACGCGGAAAGCACGCCGAGCCGGGCGCCCATGTCGATGGCCTGGATCCGGCGGTGCACCGGCTCCTCGGAGATTTCGGGCCAGCGCAGCCGGACCTTCAGACCGAGCAGGCGGAAGATCGTGCGCAGAAGCTGGTCCATCGTCTTCTGCCGGGCCTGCATCACCAGCACCGTCGAAGTGTCGAGGGCTTCCGCCGTGGCACGGTTTCCGTTCATCGGGTCGCACGTCAGGGCGGGCAGCGGCACACCCAGAGAAGCAGCGATCATCGCGGCCAGCGGACGTCCGGCGTCGAAGTCCACGCTGGTGTTGCGCTGCATCGCGGAGAGATCCTGGCCCGCGCCGAGCACCGCCGAGGCGCCGATTGCCATGGGCTGTCCGTTGGCCGGGTCTCGGGCCGGAGGCGCGGCCATGGCGGCGGCGGTGCGCTTGACGTTCTTGGACTTGTCGGAGGTGACCTTCCAGGCGAAGCGGGCGTAGGCCTTGGTGAGGACCGCCGAGTTCTCCAGGAACTCCTTGTACGCCTTGGCCCACCACACGGCGGGCATGACGTCGGGCACGCCCCACCTCCAGCCGGTGAGCCGGTTGAAGGAGCTGTGCACCATGATCTTGCTGGAGTCGACGGGCTCGCCGTTGATCTCGCTCAGCACGTTCCCGGTGACATGGTGCGTGGGATACCAGACGACCTTGTACGCGGCGCCCTGGCGTGCGGCCCGGCCCGGTGCGTGGTTGAAAGTGCCGGTCGGGCCGTTCTTCATCCCGTTGGGCCGGGTGAACGGCTGGAGGTCGCCGCGTGTCGGCATGTACTCCAGATCCCAGTCGTCCCAGGTGCGGCGGATGTACATCAGCCGTTCCTTGTTCCCGCGCTGCGAGACCCCGTCGGTGATCTCCTCCAGGGGGATGCGCTGCACGGTCTTGTTCTTCTTGTCCACGATGAAGAAGAGGTTGCCGTCGCACGACGCGGAGCGGTCGATCTCCATCTGGGCCTGTACGCCCGTCAGGACGTCTTCCAGGCCGTCGGGGAGCTTGGGTGTGGTGTTGACCGATCGCGGCCGTCCCGGGCCCGTGACGAAGTCTTCCGGCACGACCTGGACGCCGGAGCCCCAGACGTAGCCGCACCGCACCTCCAGGCCGCGACCCACAAGTGGGTTGGCGGTTGCTACCGCCCTGCACAGCTCGGAGATGCGGTGGAGATTTTCCAGTGTGAAGCAGTTCGCGGAATCGGCGAAGCCCAGGAGAGGCTGCCATCCGATGTCCTCGATGGCGAGCTGCATGGTCCCGAACTCTCCGGCTTCCTGAAGGAGGCCGAGGATTTCTTCGTTGCGCTGTTCAAGTGTGTCGATCAGTCCCCGGACTTGCGGGTCCGACATCGTCTCAACCGCTGTCTCGTTCACAAAGCCAGCTTAAAGGCGAATAAAGGACATGTATCGCAAAGCTATCCGAAGATGCTGTTGAAGTTGGCCCACACTCCGACAGCTCCCGCAGCGAGGAGCAGAGTGCCGAACAGGGTGTGTACGCGGATCTTCACCGCTTCGAGCTGGTCACAGAACTCGTCGACCGCTTCCCGGTCCTCCTGGGCCCGGGTCGTCAGGTTGTCCACCTGGGTCACCAGGGCGGAGATCTTCCGATCGAGTTCCTGCACCAGGACGAACAGGTCCCTGGACGTGACGTAGTTGTCGGGCATGGAGAGACCCTCCCGTCGTCTCTGATCATTTTAAGTGAGCGTGTATCGCTCACCTGGTTGATTTCAGACGACGCGGGGAAGTGTCCCCAGATTGAGCCGCGTGTCAGTCGGAGTCCCCGAAGGGATCGACACCGTGTAACTCTCCGTGGCACATCCCAGGAACGCCTGGGTAACTTTGTAATGCCAGCCCGAGGGCTCCACACCGGAAGCGGTGGGGTCCAGCAGCACGGCGCGCATGGTGCCGTCCTCGCTCAGTTCCGCCCGGGAGACGTTCCCCACGATGGTCGCGTCCTCGTACAGCACCGGACTGACCGTCGGCTCGAAGTACACCCACCCGGACTCGGGGCGGCCGTCAGGGCGTACGAACACGGCGACGACGGTGACGGTGGCGGACGCGGGGAACATGAGGCGGTCAGTCCTTGGGCTTCTTGGCGCTGTCCGGCGTGTCCGGGCCGCTGCGGGGGATGTCGTTGTACAGCGTTCCACGCTGCGGGGGCAGTGCGGCCACCGCGCTCACCGCGCCACGGGGCCATTCGAAGATGCCCGCGTTGGGTTCCTGCATGCCGATCGCGTTCACGATGGAGGTGAGCAGCGACACCACGGCCACCGTCGCGGAGACTCCCAGCATGTGAGGCCAGTCCAGACGGGTGATGTCCACCAGGTCGACACCGATCAGGGTGAGGAGCACCTGGGCGAACGTACGCACCGCGCGTTCCAGGGCGGCTGCCCAGAACTTCTTGTTCAGCAGGGGTATACCCATGGATCTCTTCTTCCTTCTGCGCCAGAACTCGGACTGTTCGGGCGAGGTGATGCACGAGGTCAACGGACGTCTCCGTTGCGGTCGGCGACCGGTGGGATCTGGGCGAGTCGACGGAGCTGTTCCGCCACCCGGTCGAGTTTGTGGGTCATGTTGACGAGTACGTCGTGGAGTGACACGGGCTCGCCCGGATTCCGGTAACCGTAGTTTTCGGAAGGACTCATGCCAAGAGTCTACTTACGGGTACATCGGTGTACCTGCCGGACATGTCCTTTTCTGTGTCAGAACGGTGCAATCGTCAGCTCGTGCAGATCCGACCCTTCCCAGGCCGCGACGTCCTCGATGTCCTCGGAGACCACCGAACCGGTCGGGGTGCCGTCGAAGACCGGCGCGGTCGCGTACGCCAGGGCGTCGGCGTAGTCGGGGCTGCGGCCGTGCTTGGAACGCATCTCCTCCTTGGACACGATGAACATGCGGCCGTTGCGCATCTGGTAGTACACGATCGCCAGATCGTCCTTGAGCCCCTCGTGGTCCTCGATCCGGACCGACCCGTTGGACATGGACTGCCTGAGCTGGTCGAACCAGTACGCACGGGCGTTGCCGTAGCCGTGGACCGAGCCACCCATG